CGCCCTTGTCCGTCTCATAAGCACCCTGTTTAAGTATTCTAATTTCCATCATCCAATAACCTTTTTAATCATATTGAAACCCATCTCGTGATTGACAAACTGGAAACACTCGTCCTCTAAGTTCTCAAGAATTTTATAGGTAAACTCCTCTTCTGCATCCATGTGCTCCTGTTTAACTTCCTTACTTCCTCTAAAAGCACCATCAATAAATGTTAATAAGTACTCCAAACTAATAAAAGCATCCTTTAAAACCTTAACAGTCTTCTTATTACCTATTCCGACCTCGTATTCTCGAATAAAATTCTTGTAATGACTGGCTGCGTTTAGGGTAGCATGAAGACCAACCATTGAAATTCTTACGTTAACCATTATTTTGTCTTTCTCCTCTTCTGACATGGATTTCCATTGCGATTTTGTTATCATATATTTTTTTTAATTTAATATTTTAAAATTAACATTTTTACTAACTCTTTCCTCTAAAACCTTTATGCACTTCTTCTGATTATCCTCGTCCATCAATGCTGTGATTTCTTCAGGGATGACAATCGATATAGGATAAGCTCCAGTCTTTGCGTTTGGTTTAAACTTCTGATTTACTTTCTTTAGTAAGTATTCTACACATATTTCGTTTCTAAAGAAGTTTTTGTTGATATCTTGCAGTAAATGAGCTACATCTATCTTGGTTATCTCTGATAGTCTGTCTACCGATATTCTCCAAGACGCAACCTCTTCCTTAAATTCTTTTGGGGTTAAATCCTTGTGGATACCCATCTTGCCATTCTCCTTCATCATAAGACCTTGTCAGTACTCTTCGCTCCTGTTTAGGATAAACGAGCATTCTTTGTAATTTAGATTTTTTTTCATGTGTGTATTTTTTTATTTTATAAGTTTTGTATTTTTTCTGTAAGTTCTATTTGTTCCTTTAAATCTTTAATCTCATCTAGGAAGACAAATTGCTCCTTTTGTAATCTTTTAGCCTTTGCATTTAGCAAGACATTCTCGTAATTAAACCTAGCAAATACCTTTGCATTAAATTCCTGCATACGGTAAAGAGTCTTTAGGTGCTCTAGCGCATTTTCCTTTTGCTTACCCTCTGCTTTTATAGCTTTCAGCTCAAAAGTCTCTATAAACTCATTGAACTCCCAGAATTCTGCGTACAGCTCTACGTTTCTAGTGTTAGTTGAAAATAAGGCAAAGTACTCTTCAACCTTTTTAATCATTACTTTATAATCTTCTGTTCTTACTTTCTGTATTTCTTTATATTCTTCTAATGTCATATTTAAAAAGGGGTGTAATCTTCTGGTAAATCAAAACTTGCTTGTGTAACTATCTTCTCGCCTATCTTCTTTTTAGTTTCTTCTGGAACTTGATAAGAGTTTTTAAATCCAGTATCTATTCTAAGTATACGACCATCAACTGTCTCGTTGTAGCACTTCTTACTAAACTCAAACTCTAAAGGCACTAATCCTTTTTTACCTACAATCTTAGGTTTAATCTTTTTAACATCAATGTTTGCCGTATTTGACTGTTGCATTAATCCATTTATCTCTTCATAGGGTCTATCAACACAGATTAAACTCTGAGCCTTAGCATACCAAGCCTGACCGCCATTTATCTCAAATACACTTGGTGCTTTCGGTAATTCGCCCGACTTAACACCTGTAGGATTTCTTGCGTGACATATCATAAAAGAATGCAGGTTCTCTATCTTAGAAAACTTGTTCCATTTAGGAAGAAAGACAGGAAGATAAGATGCAATATTGGCTAAATCTGATGCACTGTGCTCTAAATCGTTGAAGTTGTCTAATAAAGTGCAGTCTAGACCTCTATCTCTCTTCACTTCTCTAGCTAACTCAAAATAATTATCAAGACTCAATCCGTTTACTCCATCGTCCTCAATAACTGCAAAATGTTCTTGAATAAAAGGTTGTACCCTATAGATTTCTGCTTCTGTAATGTAATTAGGAAACCTTTTATCAAAGCTTTTACCTGTTAATGAGTGTGCTATCTCGGAGAATATTTCCTCTGCCGTTCCTGTCTCAGGTGTATAGATTAAATGCTTCTTTCCGTATTTAACTGTAAGACCTATAAGTAATTGCATAGCAAACTCACTCTTACCTGCACTAGGGTAACCGTAAATGATAGTAGTATTACTAGGTCTAACTTGATAGTAATCGTCTAAAGTTTTAAAACCAGTGCTTAGTAAATTTGCTGTATTGTTTTTATGTAAGTCGAATAGCTGTTCTGTTACATCGTTAATTCTTTTGACTTTCATATTACTACTCTTAGGTTTTTAGGATTTTGTTTTTCTGCGTTTTTTGGTTTATCTCCAATATTTAAGTATTTATCTAGTTTATCCTGTCTACTTATAAACTCTAGAGTTAGATGATGAGGATTGTTTATATGAAACTCGTCTGCCGCACAGTTCTGTATAGCTGTAGCAAAATCTTGTTTACTGTAACCTTCTTTTAGTCTAGCAGTAAAAGCAATTTTAGCTTTTGTTGGTATAACCTTGCAGTTTTTATTGGTTTTAGAATTAAAGAACTTTAAAAGCTCAGACCAATTTATAATATCCTTTACTATATCACTATCACTATCACTATCGGCATTTTTGGTATCCGATGGGATGCGGTCGGATGCGGTCGCATTATTTTTATCCGCCCATCTTTTATCTGCATTCTCCTTATTCTTTACTCTAATTCCCTCGTATTTAAGTAAATCCCTTTTTAAAGATTGTTTTATAGGCTCAAAAGCAACTTCGGTTAGTATATCTTCTGGAATTGGATTTAAATCGTTTACATATTTTAAAGTATGTTTTAAAAGTTTTCCTGCCTGCTCGTCTGTTAGCTTTTCTATTGTGTAAATTATATCACAATAAAGTAAAAATGATTTTTTATTCTCCGCCATGATTTATTTTTTATTTAACCTTTACTAAGATAGTTTTTCCTAACTTGATGCAATCTAAGGTCTTTCTTGATATTGCTTGGTATACAGCTTGAACGCTTATGCTTTTTTCCTTTGCGTACTCTAAAACGCTTTTATAATTTTCTATATTTTCCATGTGGCAAATGTAGTTTAGTATTTTAAACCAACAAGTTTTATTTTTAACTATTAATGAAAATCAGCCAATTAAAATTATTAGTATATACACTGCAACAATAATAATTAAAAATAAATAAAAAATAATTTGTTTTTCTCATTTTATGAAATATATTTGCAAAATAAATAATATAATAACATGAAAGATTATATATTACGTTTTGAGTTTTACGGCAAAAGAATGACTACTAAAGTTAGAGCTTACAGTGTAGAGCACGCTAAAAGTCAAGTAAACGATAGACTTAATTTTATTAGCATAGAAGACATAGACAAAGAAGATGATACTTTAGATTTTTTAAAAGATATATTTAACTTTAAATAAAAAAAAACATGGAAAATAAAATCAATCACCCAGTACATTACGGAGGCAAAGATAATCCATTCGAGCCTATCAAGATTATAGAGCACTACGACCTAAACTTTATGTTGGGTAATTGTATAAAATATGTGCTTAGGGCAGGAAAGAAAGGAAATAAACTTGAGGACTTAGAAAAGGCTTTATGGAACTTACAAAGAGAAGTTGATAATATGAAAAGTAAGTCAAATATAATTGAGGAGATGGAAATTCAGCTAAGAGAAGAGCAAGAAAATCAATTAAAAAGAATAGCAGAATCTTACTTATAAAAAAACATATGGCAAATAAATCAACATCACAATGGGCTTCTTACGATGATAATATCAAGAAGTTTTTAACTGAAAATGAGTCATTATCTGATATTCAAGTAGCTAGATTAGTTATAGGAGAAGAAGATAAGTATCAAGTTGAGTTATTGAGGACTTATGTAAGAAGGAATAAGAAAAGAATATTGGATGTTTATGAAGGCTCATACGAAGCAACTGATAGTTTAGATATTGATAACACCACAGTTAAACATATGTGGGTTAAAAGCAAAAACACTAGTTTGTTTGTTAAGAATCCTAATTTTATAAAGCCAGAGGATGCAATAGAATCAAGTTTTAGAGCGGAATTAATAAAAGACATACAAGAATATGTTCCTAAGTTTCCTGTTTTAGAAAGAATAGAAAATAAAAATAGTTATTTATTAGTTTTAGACCCAGCAGATATTCATATAGGTAAGCTATGTACAGCTTTTGAAAGCGGAGAGAGTTATAACAATCAAATAGCTGTTCAAAGAGTATTAGATGGCGTAAAAGGTATATTACAAAAGGTTAGTTCTTTTAATATTGACAAGATATTATTTATTGGGGGTAACGATATTCTTCATATAGACAGTCCAGCCAGAACAACAACTAGTGGAACTCCTCAAGACACTGACGGTATGTGGCATACTAATTTTTTGATAGCCAAACAGTTGTATATTAATGTATTAGAGTTGCTAATAGGAGTTGCAGACGTTCATTTTACGTTTAACCCTAGTAATCATGACTATACAAATGGTTTCTTTCTTGCACAAGTGATAGAAACATATTTTAAAGACTGTACTAACATAACTTTTGATTGTTCGATAGCACACAGAAAAGGATTCCAATACTTTAATAATTTAATAGGAACTACTCATGGCGATGGTGCTAAACAACAAGATTTACCTCTATTAATGGCAGTAGAATTTGCTAAAGAATGGGCGGAAACAAAACATCGTTATATTTATACGCATCACGTTCATCACAAGACAAGTAAGGACTATGCAGGTATAACTATAGAAAGTCTTAGAAGTCCCTCAGGAACAGACAGTTGGCATCACAGAAATGGCTACCAGCACGCTCCTAAGGCTTGCGAAGCATTTTTGCATTGTAAAGAAAATGGTCAGATAGCCAGAATAACCCATATTTTTTAATTATGACACGCAAAGAAAATTTGACCACATTAAACTTTCAGTACGAGCGCATATGCACAGGATATATTGACGAGTTTATAAAGAAGCAAAAAGTTATTTTTGACTACAATATGGCGCAAGAATCAGGCGATGTAGTTAAGTACTTTGAGCACTACTACTTTAATATCAGAGACATAGTGTACGATTTAACACATAATTGCGCCAAGGGGTTGATTTACAAATGGCAGTCTTATAATATTAAAAACGATTGCCAGTGGACTTACGAGCAGTATTGTAAGAGGTTGAGAAAAAGACACAAGCAAGTGGAGAATGTGGAAATGCCTTGTCAGGTAACGCTAATGTATAATGGAGTAGTAATAAGTAGATAATAAATATTAATCACATGGAAAAGACAACAAGCAGAGAAGAAGCATTAAAGAGAATAATTTCTCAAAAAGATTACGATAGACTTATTGAGAGAAATAAGGAGTGGGACGCAGAAGAAGCGCAAAGAAACTATAGATTATTATATGTAAAAGCATTCTACGATAGCTTTCCATCAAACGAAATAGGAGGAGATAAATTATGACAGATAAAATAATAATTAGTGCAACTGCATTTGGAATGAAGCACACAATTGAATTGAGTGATGATTCAGGTATTGAAGATTTCTTTGTAGCTTTTAAATCATTATTAGTTGGTATTACATTTCCTGAAGTTGTAATAGATAACCACATTGCAGAATTAGCAGAAGGTATTATACCCGATAAGGTATGATACAACATACAAAATTTTATTAATGTATAAAATAATAATAAATAGAAAATGACAATATACAGTAGAAAAGAAACGACAAGAGCAATTAAGGTGATGATGGAAGTTTTTCCAGAAATAGGAATAAAACCAAATACTGAAAAACTAATATGCTTACTATCAGCAAGAAGATATTTTAAAAAATTAAAAATTTAGTAGTAATGGCAAGAAATAATAAAAAGACAGCAGTAGCCCAATTAATAGACTACATGAGGGTGAATAGGCACTTCATAGGTAACGACCTTCGTTTAGAGTTTCAGAGATTCTTGCTAATAGAAGAGCAGGACTTAAAGAACTCATACGCACAGGGAACTTACGATGAGGGAGCTATAGCCACAGAAGATGACTGTAATAACTATTTTAAAGAAAACTTTACACAGGAATAAAAAAACAAAGAATTAATATGAGCAACGAAATCGCAGAAATAATTTTAGGGGCATTGATAGTAATAGCTATGTTCCTTATGACTTATGTAATCTTATTAATCACCCACGACTAACGGTCGGGTATTTGTGTCTGGTTTTGCCCTGCACAAAGCTCAATTCAAAGGACATTTGTCGTATAATTAAATTGAAAAGTATGAAACTACAATGTAATGTATGCCACGAAACCCCAATAGTGGATGTGGTAAAAGAACCAAATCACACTAACGATTTAGTGTGTTGCCCATCGTGCGATAAGCAATTAGCTTATGCTACTGAAAAAAAATATAGTAACGCCTTAATTTGGAAGCCACTTGATACTGACTTCAATAAGGACTTTGGCAAAGCACCAGTTAAAATAATTAGTCTATTTGTATTACGCTAATACTTTGTTAAAAATTAAAAAAACACATAATAAAAATATGAAAATAGAAGTATTTAAGGACATCCTTAACAGGATAAGAAAATCAGACGCAACTGTGAATGCGTTGTATCCAAAGGTAGATTTAACTAACATAACGGATGAGTATGTCAACATCATAGAGATGCTGATGAAATGTTATTACGGAGAAGAGGCTGCTGATAATATTGGCTGGTTCTTGTATGAAAAAGCAGGTAGAGAGGATTTGAAGGCTTTTGATAAGGATGGTAAAGAGATATTGAAAGACGAGGATGAGTTATGGGCTGATTGCGAAGAACTGAAAATGAGCAAAAAAGATTATATTCCACCACCCTTAATGACAGATGAACAGAGAGCAGAACTAATGGAGGAAATGAAGAAAGCTTTCCTACAGTCATGATTATACCATCCTCCTTCCAGCTTTTAGGTCAAACGATTGAAGTAATTATCGATAATGAATATTGTCATAAGAATAAGTGTTATGGTCAGTTTATATCATTTGAAAATAAGATAATAATTGCCAATAAATTTAAATCAAAAAAAGTTTGGTTAGATTATAAGGTTGAAATAATCCATGCTACATTTTATCATGAGCTAATGCACTGCTTATTGTTTTATGCTGATTCTGAAAGTTGGTTAGACGAGAAATTGGTTGATAAACTTGGGAATTTTTTGCATCAATACGAAATAAGTAAAAAATAATACGTATTTAATAGAAAAATTGTATATTTGTAAAACCTAAAGTAAGTATTAAGCGATGTAAGAGCCGATTAATACTTACTAACTTTTAGTAACAACTAAACTAAGCCTCCTTTCAAGCTCTTACTGATTGGGGGCTTTTTTATTAAATTATGATTGATTTAGAGAAAAAAGAAAAGAAAAAAATATATATGAAAATATATAGAGAAGAAAACAAACTTAAAATAAAAGAAAATAAAAAAGAATACGATAAAAAATATAGTTTAGAAAATAAAGAGAAAGTAAAAGAAAAAAGTAAAGAATATTATCAAAATAATAAAGAAGAAGTAAAAGAAAAAGTAAGAAAATACAATCAAGCTAATAAAAATAAAATTAGCGAGAAAAGAAAAGAATATTATAAAAAGTATTATTTAGAAAATAATTATAAAATAAAACAATACCGTTTAAATAACAAGGAACAACGTAATAAACATGATAAATATAGAAAAGAAATAGACCCATTGTATAAATTAAGATGTAATATTGGAAGCTTAATTCTTTTAAATATAAAAAAACAAGGCTATGCTAAAAAATCAAAAACTTATCAAATACTTGGTTGCACATTTGAAGATTTTAAGAAACATATAGAACGCCAATTTAAAGTAGGTATGAACTGGGATAATCAAGGCAAGTGGCATTTAGACCACATTATACCTGCATCACTAGCAAAAGATGAAAATGAGTTAATTAAGCTAAACCACTATACTAATTTCCAGCCTTTGTGGGCATTAGAAAATATGATTAAGGGAAACAGGATAATACCTAACACACAAATAAAATTAATATAAATAAATAAATAATGGAAAAAGAAAATAAAGAAGTAGAAGTAAATAGGTTTGAGGTTATAAACCACGCAGACAATGATAAGCCTATAGGCAGAATATTAACTATGTACAAGGAGATGGGAGACTTTCAAGAGATTGAGTTGTCTTATCAAGATGGTGGTAGGACTATTAAAGTATTCTTGAGATAGTTCGTCACAAATTTAGCATATATTTGGGACAAGAATGCGTTACAAATTATTCAGTAACAGCAAAATAAGGCTTATTGTTTGATATGTCAGACATAATCAAGTAAATTGTACAAAATAACAAACAGATGATACTACAGTTAAATCCAATGATACCGATATTAAGAGTAAAGGATAATATGGAGGGCTACGCATTCCTTGTAATCGATTACAGTCAGGAACATAACCTACTATTCACCTGCGCTATGGACGATGGCGAGATATGGACTCTTAATAACAAGGAACTAAGAATGCCTAAGAATATATCTCTGGATAGAAAATAAAATAATATGAAGCACTCAAACTCATTTACATACGACTTAGCTTTTGGAGAAGAAGCAGAAGATTGGGTAAAAGGAATATTTACTGGAGCATTTAAGGTGGAGGTTAAGAGTGATAGGATGGCTCATAAAACTGGCAACTTATTTATAGAAGTGTTTTCAAGAGATAAACCAAGCGGAATATCTACCACCACCGCAGACATTTGGATATACAGAATAGAGGCGCATGGCACTGCTATTATAGTCCCAACAAAGATTATAAAGGAAGTGGTTAGGGAATGTTTTTTGAAAAATAACCAAAAATATACATTAGGAGGAGATAATAATACAAGCAAAGGAGTGTTAGTTCCAGTGATAAAGTTATTATAGTATAGATATCAGTTTAAAACTGACACATAGAATATAAAACATAATAGGTATAGGCGCAATAATTTCCAATTTCAATAGAACGCACAAGTAGCCCTAGTATTAATTTATTGGGGTTATTTTTTTTGTAAACTTTATTCTTGTTTATTTAGTTTACTTAATTATCTTTGTGCCATAATTACAAATAAATAAATATATATGGCAAGACCTTCAATGTACAATGAGCCGACTAGAGTACTAGCGGAAAAAGTTCCAGTTAGTCATTACGACAGGCTAAAAGAAATAATCAGAAACGAACTTAAGAAACTACAAAAACCAAAAGTTAAAAAATAATATTATGAATAGAAAAGTAAATAGAGGGCATTTTGAAACAATAAACCCTTACATAGAAGCAACAACAAAAAGAATAAAAAGGTCTGAATTTGACGAAATAATAGAAAAACCATTAATATTTGACAACGGAGACATTATGTTTTATATTGGTAATAATCTATTTTGTTTAGATGGCGGAGGAGACGATGCTTTAGACTATAAAGAATTAGATGGGAAATATATAGAGATAGTAATTGATAGCGTCATTATAAATAAGAGGATATCAAATGCTTTTGTTGCTATTAAAGAATCTATTGCTGAAGACAATAAAAAATACGAACAATTGCAAGAAACAAAGAAGACTTATGTGATGCTTGATAATAAAAATGGGTGTTATAAAATAGGCATTTCAAACAATCCTATATACAGAGAAAGTACTTTACAAAGCGAGAAGCCCTATATTTCTTTAATAATGACTAAAGAAGATAATATAGAAAAAGAATTACATAATAAATTTGATAATAAAAGAATAAGAGGAGAATGGTTTTCGTTAAGTCAAGAAGATTTAAACGACCTACTGTTAATATACGGATTTTCCTTAATTAATAATAAATAGAACTGAAAATGAGCAGCCCAATCAACAATTATGTAACATACTTCAGAGTAAGTACAGACAAACAAGCCAACAGCGGACTAGGACTAGAGGCACAAGAACAAATGGTATTACCAATAACAAATAAGGGGATAGTACTAGCAACCTTTACTGAAATTGAATCAGGAAAAAAAGCTGATAGACCCAAGTTAAGAGAAGCAATAAATTTGTGCAAGGAGAAGAAGGCGATATTACTAGTAGCAAAACTAGATAGGCTGTCTCGTAGTATAAGCTTCATAGCAAACTTAATGGATAGTAAGGTACAATTCAAATGCGCTGATGCCCCAGAGATGGACAACTTCTCTATCCACCTATTCGGCTCTATGGCAGAAAGAGAAAGAGAGATGATATCAGAGAGAACATCAGCAGGTCTAAACTCCATTAAGTTGCGTATAGAGAAGAATGGATTCCACGTCACTAAGAACGGACGCATTATCAAGTCACTAGGCAATCCTGAAATGCAGCACCCAGAAAAAGCCAAGGTGCTAATGGCAGAGATAGCCAAGAACAGAAAGTATGTTAAGAAGTCAAACGTAGGTATAGAACTAATCAAGGCATACTCCCAGAATAACGTCCCCAAGGCAGAGATACAAAGGAGGTTACTAGAGAATGGCATATCGCTATCGTTGAAGTCTATATACAAGTACGCTCACTAATAGCCCCAGCCCCTTTTTAAAATAGTACCCCACCCCATGATAATAATGGCGGTGGGTTTTTTTATGTGGTGTACGGCAAGAGGGTCTTCAAAAGAGGGTGTGGTGGTGAGAATGTGTGGTAACCATTATAATTACAAAAAAAAATTCGCTCAAAAAAAACATCCCCATCCCATCTTGACCATTGCCACCACATTGATTATAAAGGTATTACGATGTCATGCATGATAATTTATTATATAATTGGTAAAATAGAAACCAAAAGAAACTGAGCCAAGCCAATGACCATATAATACAAATAGAATGCTTTGTGCCATTGTTTGTACTATGTGAAAGGAACATTTCGCAAGGTAAAAAGCAATGAACATATAATCGCTGAAGACTCAATGAAATGGTTATATGATAATCAGCTATTTACAAATTTATGGTCAAAATATAAATAGCTGATAATGAGATACGAAATGCCAATTGCTCACCGCTCAGAGACAACTTTTTGAGAGCATTGTTTTTTTAGCCTTAAAAGAGACCAATAACGCCAATTTTACCTTATCATTGCATATCAAAATCGATAACACTAAATATGAAACAAGGAATTTAAACCGA